GGTGCAATACATTTAATTTATACTGATGGATCATCAGCATTTCAAATACCAGAAAATTTAGCCAACATGGCATTGTCAGGCACACTTACCGTAACAGGTGATGTGTCATTTGATGGTGGTGCTTTTACTTTTAATCAATCAGGAGCAGCAGTAGATGCTAGATTTGAAGGTGATACTGATCAAAATTTATTATTAACAGACGGTAGTACAGATAGAGTTAGTGTAGGGGCACCAACACCAAATGGTAAATTACACATAAACCAATCTTCAGCTTCTGGAGCAATACCAGTTTTACAATTAGAACAATTAGACACCGACGAAGCATTTACAAACTTTGTAGGAACGTCAGCTACTGATGCATCAAAAAGTTTATCTTCTTCTACAGCAACAGCTGCTAATAAAGTTGGTGCAATTAGAATAAAAATAAACGGCACAGAACGTTGGATAAGATTTTACGATAACGCTATTTAGGAGTCTAAATGTCACTTATTAAAGTTCAAGTATCGCCAGGCATAGACAAACAAAATACAGAAACAGGAGCAGAAGGCCGTTGGGTTGATTGCGATAATGTTCGTTTTAGATATGGTCTGCCAGAAAAAATAGGCGGTTGGGCAAAAACAACTGGAGAAGCTTTGTTAGGTGCAGCAAGAGGTATTATAAATTGGTTTTCTCTTGACGGTGATCAATATTTAATGACAGGCACTAATAAAAAATTATATGTTTATCAAAACCAAGCTTTTCATGACATTACACCTATAAGAGAAACTGGTGCATCAATAACTAATTTTACAACAACCAATACATCTACTTCAGTCACAGTCACAGACGCTACACATGGCGCTGTTGAAGGTGATTTTGTTACTATATCTAGTGTATCAGGCACAGCTAATGGTATTACAGCGACAAATTTACAAGGTGAATTTGAAATACAATCTGTAATAGACACAAACAATTATGTAATTATAGCAAAAGCAGCAGCTAATGGCACTGGTGCTAGTGGTGTAACAGGCACGGCAGAATATCAAATAAATACTAAACCTGCATTTTCTATACAAGGATATGGATGGGGTGCAGGACCTTACGGTGGTGCGTCTGGAGGACCTGGTTGGAATAAATCTCGTGCAACTCTTGCAGCACCTAACAGTGTGCAACTTGATTCAGGTAAATGGTCTTTAGATGCTTGGGGCGAAGACGTCTTAGCACAACAACTTAATGGAAGTTTATATTATTGGGACACATCGGCTAGTGTGTCAACCGTACAAAGAGCAAACAGAACTAATGTTTCTGGAGCACCCACATCTAGTAGATTTGTTTTAGTTTCTGGTACAGATAGACATGTAATTTGTTTTGGTACAGAAACAACCATAGGCACACCGTCAACTCGTGATGATATGTTTCTTCGTTGGTCAGATCAAGAAGACCCTGCACAGTGGACACCTACAGCAACAAACACGGCTGGGTCACAAAGATTAACTGATGGATCTAAACTTGTAACAGCAAAACGTTCTCGTGGTGCTGTACTTGTATGGTCAGATACTGCTTTGTATCAAATGCAATTAATTGGTGCGCCCTTTGTATTTGGTTTTCAACAATTAGGTTCTGCTTGTGGATGTGTAGGTCAAAATGCAGCTGTAGAATCTAACGGTAAATCATTTTGGATGGGTAATGATTCTTTCTTTTTATTTGATGGTTCAGTACAAAAAATACCATGTAGTGTAGAGGATTATGTTTTTACTGATATTGATGAAGCATCTCAAAAAGATACATTTGCAGGACTTAACACAGAGTTTAACGAGGTTACTTGGTTTTATAGTTCTAGTGGATCAAATGTAATAAATAGATCTGTAACTTACAATTATTTAGAAAATGTTTGGTATGTAGGCACACTAGCTAGATCGTCATGGTTTGACAAAGGTGTTTATGGTTTTCCTCAAGCAACAGAATTCGAAAACACTGATACAACGACGACAATAAGCACTATTACTGGTGTTACTGCAGGAAGAACTTTTTTATACAGTCATGAAAATGGCAACAATGCAGATGGTGCAGCGCTATCGTCATCAATTACATCTGGTGATTTTGTAATACCAGAAGCAGGAGAAAGATTAATGTCAATAAAAAAATTTATACCTGATTTTAAAGATCAACAAGGTGATGTAAATGTAGAGTTAAACTTTAAACTATATCCGAGCTCCGCGGCTACAATTAATGGGCCGTATACAGTATCACCTACAACTACAAAAATTGATACAAGAGCACGTGGTAGACAGGCATCTTTAAAAATAACAAGTTCTGCAATAAATACTAAGTGGAGATATGGCACATATCGTGCAGATGTACAACCAGATGGAATGAGATAATGGCACAAATAAATATACCTAGATTACCGCAAGCACCACAAGAATACAGTAAAGGACAAATAGATCAAATGATACAATCATTAGATTTGTTAATACAATTACTTAATAGTTCTTATACACCAGAAACACTTAGAGAGGATGACGAGGCTTTTGCCTGGTTTTTAAATTAATGGCTAACACATATAAAAGAGTTATATCTGCACTAACTAGCACAGGAGATAATACAGTATACACCTGTCCTGCAGCTACAACTGCAATAGTAAAAACAGTAAAAGTATTTAATGCTAGCGGTGGTGCTGCAAATGTAACTATGAAAGTTAATGCTATATCAATAGATAATGAAGCTAGTTTAGCTAATAGCGGCACAAAAACCTTTGTTTCTGGGTCAGATGTATTGGAATCAGGAGATGCATTAAAAATTAACACAAATGCACAACCAATTAATGTCTATGTAACGTTTTTAGAGATATCATAATGATTGTAAATATACAAAATACTTGCTATAAGGAGAGATTATGCCTATAAAAGATGACGGAGTAGTAGAGTACGTCGAGATCAACGGAGAACAGGTACCTAAAATTGTTGTTCCGGCAGAAATAACTATTACGAATACTGTAACAGGACAGGAATATGGATCAGCTAAAGAAGCTGATGATGATGTTGCTAACCCTGCAACTGACACTAAATCAGAACACATTAGACAAGATGTAGTTATTAGTGCAGCAATTCACAAAATATTAGAAGGTAAAGCAGGAGACGTATAATGTTTGGCGCAATAGGAATAGGAGCATTAATTGGAGCGTTAGGTGCAAAACAACGTGGCGGTAATTTATTAAAAGGTGCTCTTGGAGGCGCAGCATTAGGTGGCATCGGTGGTATGCTTGGTGCTAAATACGGTGGTGGTGGTGGACTATTTGGTTTTGGAAGCAAAATGTTACCAAACGCTTTAGCAATAAGTGGTATTGGCATGGGCACAGAAATGCTAGGTCAACAAGAAGCAAACCAAGCAGCATTAGCTGGTAGAAGAAATTTAATGGATGAAGAAGAAGAAAGAAGACTTGCAAGATTAAGTAAAATAGCTGGCTACGATGTAGCAGATTCTAAGAATTTTTTAACACCTCAATCTTATTTTGGTATAAATGCAGCACGTGGTGGCGCAATAAGAAGAAAATACGAAATGGGTGGTGGTGTAGATAATAGTGGTATTATGTCAGTAGCAGAAAACAAATCCCATCCACTTACAGCATTTAAAGATTTATATGATAGATACATAACAGAAGGTGTGCCTATTGCAGGAGAACAAGAACCATTATCATTCAAAGATTTTTTTGAAATAATACAAACTAAAATACCAAAAGCAGCACGTGGTGGTAGAGTGCACGCAGCAGCTGGTATGTACCTAGGTGACGACGGTATGTATGATAAATTTTTAGACAATCCAATGCTAAATAGAGAAAGCATGATAGGACAAAATGATTATAATTCCATGCAAGCAGATGAAAAAGCACGAGAAGAATATATGAAAGGCATTGGTGGTATGCAAATGGCAGCTGGTGGCATGGCTGATTTAGACATGCGTAGTGGTGGAGAGTCAATGGGACCAGGCACCGGAACATCTGATGATGTACCTGCAATGTTAAGTGATGGAGAGTTTGTTGTCACAGCAAAGGCTGTAGAGAACTTAGGCGGTGGTGACCGTATGATGGGAGCAAAAAGAATGTATCAAATGATGAACAATTTAGATCCTAATTCACAAAAACCTGGAGAGATGAATTATGTTGGACATGGATGATAGATTGGAGATTTCTAACCATAGATGATATAGGTTGGATTAACAGGGTTGGTAAACAAATGTTTGCTGAATCTGAATGGAAAGAAGGAGAGTACGATGATGAGAAGATAAATAAATATCTTCATCATGTCGCGAGTCAACCACTCTATATGTGTGGACTTATAGGGTTAAAGGATGACGAAAGAGCTGGCTTTCTCATAGGTCAAATTGGCGAGTACAGATTTATGAATAAATTAGTTGCTCGTGAAAACGAACTATGTGTATTGCCAAAATATCGTGGTAGTATGGTTGCTATTACGTTAATGAAAAAATTTATTGATTGGGCTAAAACAATGAAAGCAAACGAAATATTATTTGAACCATCGACAAACGGTGATATAAATAAGTTTGACGCAATGGCCAAGAGGTTAGGTATGGAAATAACTAGCAAAATATATAGGAAAAAATTATGAGTTTACCAGGATTTGGAGCTCCAGGTGTAGGTACACCTCCTACAACAGCACAACAAACATACCAATACGAAGCACCGGAAATACAAGCACGTAAGCTTGGACTAATGGATATTGCAGGAAAATTAGCACAAGGTGAAACAGGTCAATACGCAGGTTTACAAATACCAACACAACAAATAGCAGATTTTTCTCCACAGCAACAACAAGCTTTTGATTTAGCAGGACAAGGAATAGGATCGTATCAACCATTTATGGACAGAGCAACTGATTTTGCAAATCAAGCAGCAGATCCAATGGCATATAAAGATTTTATGAATCCTTATCAAGATGAAGTAATATCATCTATAGAAGATCAATTTGACAAAGCACAAAACCAAGCAAACTTACAAGCATCTAAAGCTGGTGCATTTGGTGGAGCAAGACAAGGAATACAAAGTGCAGAGTTAGATAGACAAAGAGCAGATGCTGTAGGTCAAGCACAAGCACAAGGATTTAATCAAGCACAACAAATGGCTAACCAAGTTTATGGTGGTGCAGCACAGACACAAGCAGCTCTTGGTGCGCAACAACAAGGCATGGCAGGTCAAGATATTAACACATTATTACAAACTGGTGGCAGACAACAACAACTTGGACAACAAGCGTTTGATGCTGACTATAGACAAGATTTACAACAATTGTACGAACCATACCAAAGACTTGGTTTTGTATCTGATATTTATCAAGGTATGCCTACAAGTGCTTCTACACTTACAATGGCTACATCACCACAAGCAAATCCAATGTCACAAGCAATTGGAATGGGTATCACTGGGCTGGCAGCATATCAAGGATATCAAAACGCATCAGGAGGGTAAGTGAGTAAAACACTTAATCGTCCTTTATTTAAACGCGGACCTGATGGTCAAATGCGACAAGCTAAATTTATTGGTGGTGTAATGAATGCTGCACGTTCAATACCACAAGTATATAGAGCAGCTAAATTTAATGCTCCTAAATTTTCTAACTTACCTTACAATATAAACAAAGGATTAGCTAACATGGGTGTCCCAACTATGTTTGGTAAAACCAGGACTACTGGCATAAAAAATCCTTATGTAGGTAAAACAGGCCCTATGAATCCTAACGGTGCACAAAGTTATGATTACAGATTAAATCAATGGCACCAAAAATTAAATGGATTAAGAAACAAGCACAATCTTACACAGCTTGAGGCTAGTGGATTAAGAGGCATAAAAGATATGCCACAAGAAGTTATAGATCATTGGAAATCAATTCCTAGAATGCCTTTTAGAAGACAAATTGTAGAAGGTACAGCTTATCCTGCTACATATAACATGGCTAAAAATTGGATGACAGATCACTCAGAGGCTGCACCGCAAGTAGCTGCAGAAGTAGGATCTGTAAATGAATCAGAACAACAAGCAGATTCTGGCCCTGGCTCTTTAACTGGACCTACTAACAGTGGTGTAGAACCAGAAAACACACCTCTAGTTCCTGGCACTAATATGCCAGACAACGATGGTAGCACAGTAGATGGGGATGAATACGATGGTGAAGGAGATTTTTACTCAGGTGATAGTTTAGATGGCGCTGCTGGAGGACCAATACCTGATTTAACAAAGGAAGTTATGAATGTGGATGAAAGTGTTAATCCTAAAAACATAGAAGATTACAAAACAGAACTAAGAGAAATGATTGGTAAAGAAGACAATACCATGGGTACATTGTTGTTGATGCAATTAGGTCTTGGTATGATGGCAGGTAAATCTAATCAACCAGGCTTTGCTGGTTTTGCAGAAATACTTGGTAAGTCAGGACAACAAGTTTTACCT